TTTCCATGTAATACCAACACCAGCTATAGTAGCTAGTGAAAGCATCACAACTTTGAGATATGGTTTGTATTGTTCATACACACCATAAACTGCTGCTTTCAAAATGGCTTTCACACCTTCACGCGTGAAATCTTGGACCTTTTTATCAAGAGCCCATTTTGTCTTCTGGTACATTCGACCAGTTGTGGCAAGTGCTAACAACGCAGGAGTCTGAATAATATCAGGCTTCGCACTGATCACCTCACCAGCACAATCAGCTGTAAATTTCACCGTCTTATAGGTGGCATATGCAACAGCAGCTGTCAAAACAGGGTTACTGGTGCTAAGAATGGCACCTTGGGTAGAAAGATCTTCCTCACCAGCCTGAACAGCAAGTGCCATGTCATTGTCAGGACATGGACACACACGCACGGGTAGTTTATGAACTAAACATAATTCAACTTCCTGTGTGGTCCGTTTCGATGCCATAAAGGCAGCCTGATTTTGCCGGTGATCCTCAACCCACGTGTTATAGTGGGTAATGAACTCATAGATGCTTTCGGTTCGGAGAATTTCCTCCATAACTACATCTTGATTTGGTTCCACACACACCTTCTTCACAACAATCTCCCAGAGATCGGTATAATATCCAGGCATGGTAGTTGGAACTTTGGTTGTATCCAACATCTCAGAGCCAGGTTGTCGATATTAAACCTTTGGGATCAAATTGACCACATAAGGCAGACGACGACGAATGGCTTGAGGATTGTTAAACCAATTGTGTGCTTTCAAATCTTCAGTGTTAGTGGTTGCAACAACCAACTCACACTTAAAGGGAGTCCTACCCTTATCTTCCAACGAAGCCTGGGGGGGACTGAAAGGAACATTGTTCACCACTTGCAAAATATCTGAAAGTGACGGATCTTCTGTACCTTTGTTTGGATTGATGAAAGCAACATCATCCAAAATACAAGCCCACATGGATGTTTTGAAATTATTCCAATGAGCTTCAGAAGCGGTGCGGGTATAAATAAATTCCTCACCTAATGGTTTGTTATACACCTTACCATAATGTGCGATAAGAGTTTCCACAAAGGAACTCTTACCCACACCAGATCCGGCAGACAGCATAATTGAAAAAGGACTCATGCGGAATTTACCACACGCGTTC